TTTCTGAATTAGGAGACTCACGTATCACCGAAGAACTAAACTTTGCTTCTGTTAGTCTTAGTACTAGCGCAGGGTTCTACAGGATAGACGAAGCCTCTAATAGTCGTACAGACGAGGCAGGTAACAATCGTGTATCTGAAGACTTTGATTCTGTACTATTTACTGTAAGTCCTGATCTATACCTAGCTGCATCAGTAAGTCTATCTGGCGGTGGCGGTAACATTACTGCAGGTATCGTAAGAGAAGTTGTATTTGCTGATCTTACAAGTACAGGTTCTATCAGTTCGAGTGCTACAGGCTCTTTCGTAACAGATAGTTCGTATAGTGCAAGTGGTTCCATTTCACCTGATGCTGATCTAACTGTAAGTGTATCTACATCACTATCAGGCGCAGGTACTTTCGCTAATGATGGGTACACGTTTGTACATGGTGGTTTGTTTACTGCTGCGCCTCAAGATGAATACACACGTATTACTGAAGCAGGTGACACACGTATTACCGAAGAGAGTGATGTACGTATCGTAGCAGATGCTATACCACTTAACGCAGCTTCAGGTCAGATTACTGCAGCGTATACTTACATTGCATTTAGTTCTACTGCATATGTAAAGTGGAATGGTGAGTGGACAGAGTTCACACCTAAAGTTAAACAAGATGGAACATGGGACGATCCTTTAGCTATCTATAAGAAGATAGACGATTATAACTGGAAGAGGGCTTATTAACAATGGCTAATATTAAAATCTCTGATATGACCGCTGCGGCCTCCGCTTCTGGTACACAGGAATTAGAAGTAAACGATAGTGGTTCTACTAAGAAAGTAACTGGTGCTCAACTTGCTACGTTCATTCGTGGTGAGGTAACACTAGGTGACTTGAGTGTTACTGCCTCTGCTGCAGAGCTTAATTATAATGACATCACGACTCTAGGTACATCTGAGGCAAGTAAGACTGTTACTGCAGATGCGAATGGTGATGTTAACTTATCCGAAGAACTAAAAGCTAAGTCATACAATGAGACATACGCAGCCGTTACTTCAAGTGGTGCTGCCGTTACAGTGAACTGTGAGACAGGTAATAGCTTTAGCCATACGTTAACTGAGTCTACTACGTTCACCTTCAGCAACCCACCTGCCAGTGGCACTGCGTATAGCTTCAGCATTGAGATCATTCAGGATGCCTCTGCGTCTGGTTACACAGTCACTTGGCCTAGCTCAGTAGACTGGCCTTCAGGGGCTGCTCCCACTCTAACTGCAACCGCTTCAGCGAAGGATGTGTTCGTATTTACTACTCGTGACGGTGGCACTAACTGGTATGGATTTACTGCAGGTCTGGCATTAGCATAAGGGTTTCATAACATGGCAACTAAAAAGAAACTCTTACAAGCTGCCGCTGGTAATGCTGGCGGTGCTGGCCTGAACGTAGAAGATGTGTTCAGCACTTATTTGTATACTGGTACAGGCTCTGCACTAACGATTAACAACGGCATTGACCTTGCTGGTGAAGGTGGTTTGACTTGGATTAAAAATAGAGGCCCGAATGCCGCAAATCATGCTCTTTATGACACGGAAAGGGGTGTCAGAAACTTCTTGATGTCGAGTTCCAGTAGCGCACAGGACACGGCGTCAGCGGGTTCTGGCCTTACAGCGTTCAACTCAAATGGGTTTACGCTGGGAGGATCGTGGGTTGACGAAAACAACAACGGGCAGGACGCAGCTTCTTGGACATTCCGCAAAGCCCCTAAGTTCTTTGATGTGGTGACTTATACTGGGACTGGTTCTGCTCAGAATATTAGTCATAACCTTGGGACTACCGTTGGCACACTTATTGTGAAGCGCACTGATAGCACTGGCGATTGGCTTGTTCAGCACAGATCACTTGGTGGCACATACTATATGGATTTACAGAACCAAAACGCAGCCGCAACTAACACAACTTATTGGAACAATACAACAGCTACCTCAACAGAATTTACTGTAGGAACTAGTTCATACACTAACGCTTCTGGCGGCACCTACGTAGCCTACCTATTCGCCCACAACGATGGTGACGGTGAGTTCGGAAGCGAAGCAGATCAGGATATTATCAAGTGTGGGAGTTATACGACTGACGCTTCTGCGGATGCGACTATTAACCTTGGGTGGGAACCTCAATGGGTTTTGTTTAGGCCATATGATGACACGTCTAATTGGAAAATAGTTGACAACATGCGTGGCTTTTTAGCAACGGCAACTGCTTCAACAGGATATAATAGGGAACTTAATCCAAACACAAGCGGTGCCGAATTAAATAACGATGGCATACAAATAACCTCAACTGGCTTTGATCATGTTAGTGGCTTTGCTTCTAAGAACTTCATCTACATAGCCATTCGCCGTGGCCCTATGGCTGTGCCTGAGAGTGCGACTGATGTGTTTGATGTTGCGGAACGTGGCGCAGACAGCCCACCACCTCTGTATCGCAGCGGTTTCGTGACTGATATGTTTATAAATCGTGCAGATGTTACTTTAGGTGGTAATAATTATGTATTAGATAGATTGCGTGGACAGGTACAAGTTTTGATGACAGATGCATCTGATGCCGAAGCCGCCTACGGGGGGGCTGCGTATGGATTTGATGTAATGGACGGTATCGGAAACTTTACTGGTTTAGATTCAAATAATTACTCTTGGATGTGGAAACGTGCCCCCAACTTCTGTGATGTCGTTGCTTACACGGGGAACGGAACAGCAGGGCGTACTATAAATCATAACCTTGGCGTTGTACCTGAAATGATGTGGTTTAAACGCAGAGATTCGGCTGATATTTGGACTGTTTACCATTCTGCTTTAGGTGAAGGTAAAAGGTTAAAGTTACATCAAACTACAGCGGCAGAAGATGACACTTCCTCATTTAACAATACCGCCCCAACTTCATCTGTTTTTACGGTGGGAAGTCTTGGTCAAATTAATAATGGTAGCGGAACCTACATAGCCTACCTATTCGCAAGCCTAGATGGTGTGTCTAAGGTGGGGAGTTATACTGGGAATGGCTCTAGTCAGACGATTGACTGTGGGTTTAGCAGTGGTGCTAGGTTTGTGTTGATTAAGAACGTAGATGGCACGGGTTCTTGGTGTGTATTTGATACTGAAAGAGGTATTGTTTCTGGCAATGATGCGGTATTGCAACTTCAAAGTACAGCATCTGAATACTCTGGCGCAGACGATATTGACCCACATTCATCGGGATTTATAATTAATCACGACAACACAAATGGTCAACTTCTTAATGGTTCTGGAACTAAATACATCTTCTATGCAATCGCATAACAATCAAACTCATATGAAAGGATCAATCTAATGAGTGAATACAGAAACAGAACAACAGGTGTCGTAAAGACCCAAGGGCAGTGGCGCAATGAGTTCGCCAACATGTCCCTACCTCGTGTATGGAAAGCAGCAACCCTAGACGCACTAGACCTAGACCCAGTGCTACGCAGCCCAGCGGCTACCGTAGGCGACTATCAGGTGTCTGTGCGTGATGGCGTTGTCCAAGATGCTAACGGCAACTGGGTGGAGAACTACGTTGCCCGTGACATGTTCCAAGACACCACAGAGGATGGTGTTACGACAACCAAGGCAGAGCATGAGGCTGCTTATCAAGCTACACTAGATGCAGCAACAGCTACAGCTAATCGTGCTACACGTGATAAGCTACTAGCTGACACCGATTGGACTCAGATGAATGATAGTCCTTTGTCTAACGAAGACAAGACTGCATGGGCTACGTATCGTCAGGAACTACGTGACCTATCAGACTTGGACGCATGGCCTAACTTAGCAGATGATGATTGGCCTGTAGCACCTTAACCGCAAGGACATATCATGGCAAAGCAAGCATCATTCGCTCAAGCAACAGACCAGATACGGCAAGCGGCTGAGAATGATCTAGAGTTCTTTATTCAGTTAGTTGCCCCACAGCAGGTCTTAGGGGATTGCCATAAAGAGGTCATAGAATGGTGGACAAGAGAGGACGCACGTAACTATCAGCTTCTTCTCTTTCCACGTGACCACGGTAAGTCAAGGCTCATTGCTTACAGGGTAGCATGGGAACTAACTAAAGACCCTACACTACGTATCCTGTATATCTCTGCTACAGCAAACCTCGCTGAGAAACAGCTTAGTTTCATTAAAGGTATTCTTACCTCAGAAATCTATAGACGTTACTGGCCTGAACACATCCACGCTGAAGAGGGTAAACGTACACGGTGGACTAACTCAGAGATCAGCTTAGATCACCCACTACGTAAGCAAGAGAATGTCCGTGACCCTAGTATCTTTACAGGTGGCTTGACTACATCACTGACAGGTTTACACTGTGACATTGCTGTACTTGATGACGTAGTTGTAGCTGAGAATGCTCTTACCCTAGAGGGTCGTAATAAGGTAGCAAGTCAGTACTCATTGCTGTCGTCTATCGAAGGTGCTGATGCTAGAGAGTGGGTAGTAGGTACACGGTATCATACCAAGGATTTGTACAACGATCTGATGGAGATGAAAGAAGTTCTCTATGATGATCAGGGTGAACAGTCAGGTGAAGATCAGATATACGAAATCTTCGAGAAGCCTGTAGAGAATCGTGGTGATGGTACTGGTGAGTTCCTATGGCCTAAACAACAACGTAAAGATGGTAAGTGGTTCGGGTTCGATATAGCTACACTCGCTAAGAAACGTGGTAAGTATCTAGACAAAGGTCAGTTCAGAGCACAGTACTACAACGATCCTAGTGATCCAGATAACGTACCTGTAACACGAGACAAGATACAATACTTCGACAGGAAGCACGTAGTCTTAGACAATGGTTTCTGGTACTACAGAGGTAACAAACTAAACCTCTTTGCTGCTATTGACTTTGCGTTTAGTACGAGAGCGAAAGCTGACTACACTGCCCTAGTTCTTGTAGGTGTAGATGCAGATAATAATGTTTACGTTCTAGACATCGACAGGTTTAGAACAGAACGTATATCAGAGTACTTCGATCACATCTTTGATATGCACGACAAGTGGTCATTCCGTAAGCTACGGGCAGAGG